GCAGATGTTGCCCGGTTTGGCTCCTGCGATGGCAGACCCCGCCCGTGCCATGAAGATTATGGAATTCGTCACGCAAGCCTCGTCGCTTCGGGATAAGGATAAACTGCTGGAAATTCTCAAGGGGGATGAGCAGCAGGGAGATCCAGCCGAAGCGGCGGCGATGCAAGCACAAATGGCCATGCAGATGGAACAGCAGGCCGCACAGCAGCAGGGCGACATTGAAATTCAGAAGGCGCAGATCAACGCGCAAGCCAAGGTTGCATCGGCACAGATCGCCGCTGAGGCCGATAAGGAAATTGCGCTGTATAAGGCAGGGCTTGAGGCCGACCTGAACGACCAGAAGGCGCAGATGGAGGCCCGCAACGTCGAGCAAAAGACCATCTTTGAGCATGAAGCCAAAATGCGCGCTGGCGAAGTGACGGGCGAGAACGAACGTGAGGCCGGTAAAGAGGCCAAGGAAGCCGCACAGTTGGAAGCGTTCCAATTGATTGCCGCTGCGCTTCGTGACGTGACGCGGCCTAAGACTAAGGTTCCTATCCGGGACGAAAACGGGTTTATCACTGAAATGCGTGAGATTTACGAGGATGAAGCAGCATGAGTGCAACTAACGCCTTTGAGACAGCGCTTCTAACGCTGTATTTCAATAACACCGACCATGCCAACGTTGGCGATGCAGCGGGTATCCAGAACAGTGCAACGGCGGGTTCGTTCTACATCTCGCTGCACACCGCTGATCCGGGCGAAACGGGCACACAGACCACCAGCGAGGCGACCTACACCAGCTATGCCCGCGTTGCTGTCGCACGTTCGGGCGCGGGCTGGACTATCAGCGGCGCGAATGTCTCGAACGCGGCTGCGGTGAACTTCCCTGCGGCAACTGGCGGGACCAATACGATTACGCATTTTGGCATCGGTTCGGCCCTGACCACGGCGGGCAACCTGTTCTTCAAGGGTGCGCTGTCTGCATCGCTTGCGGTTTCGAGCGGTATCACCCCTTCGTTTGCCATTGGCGAACTTGATGTGAACATCGACTAATGGCTATCACCACCCTTGACGGCGTAATTGCCGGGATGCAGGCCCCGCAACCTTTCATGAAGGTTGGCGTGACTATGGGTTCTCCCTCTTCACAGCGCGCTTATACGCATTGGTATGCGGGCGGCAATCCTGGCGCTTCAGTTGCCACAACTATCGGCATCAACGGCGAAGCTGCCATTCCTTCGCTAAACTCTGTCGGCGGGCGCATTCGCCGCACTAACCCAGCTTCCGGAAACGCCCATCTTGCGCGCCTTGCCGTTAGTGCGACCGCTGCTGGAACGCTTTGGCTAATTGATCGGGTTTGGCAGAATAGCGGGCTGGATGTAACCTCGACTTCCGCGCAGGCCATTTCAGCGGCGGCCCTTCCTTCGCGTTGCGGTGATGGGACGGCCAACGGCGCCAACATCATGGCTGCGATTGAGTGGTCGAGCACCGCAGGTGCAGGCGGCCCGACTGTGACGCTGACTTATACCGATCAGGACGGGAACACTGGCGCGACTGGAACTTTTACCGGATTAATTGCGGCACCTGTGGGAACGTTTGAAGTATTCAACTTCACCGCAGGCGATACTGGTGTCCGTGCACCGACCAGCTTTATTCAAAGCGCAACGCGGACCAGTGGCGCGATGCATCTTGTCTTGTTCCGGGTGTTGGCTCAGGTGGAAGTCACCGCCGCAAATATCGGCAACGCGATTGACGCGCTGACAAGCGGGCTTCCGCAGCTTTACAATGACAGTGTGCTGCAATTGGTTTGGTTTCCGACCGGAACAACTGCCACAACGATAATGGGGCAGTATATCGAAACGCAAGGCTAATGGCTGGTAGCGGGTTTTATCCCTTCCGCTCAGCTTGGTTTGGCAGGGGCAGGGGCAGGGGCAGGGGCAGGGGCGCAAACCCTAGGGCTGTTGTCAATATCGCTGCAAACACGGCCAACACCACCTCAGAAGTGGTTTGGAGCGACTGGGCATTTGATGCTGGCGTAGCAAGCGGGGCATTATCCGGCGCAGTCAGTTTCGCATTCACTGCGTCCGGCGCACTACAGGGACAAGGCGCGCTTTCCGGTTCAACGGCCCCCGCATTTACAACCGCAGGCACCCTGCGCGGACTTATGGCGGCAAGCGGTTCGACAACGCTAACGTTTACGACTTCGGCAACAGGTATCACGGCCGGCGCGCTTTCGGGTGCATCGGCGGTAGCATTTACGACCACAGGGGCCGCTACAGGGCAGGGCGCGCTTTCGGGTGCATCGGCGCTAACATTTACAGCGGCGGGCGCGTTCGCGGGGGCTGGACGCCTTAGCGGTGCCACCACGACAACATTCACCACGGCAGGGGCGCTAGGAGGCGCTGCACCGCTTTCAGGGGCATCTAGCCTAGCATTTACGGCAAATGGCGCTGTAACAGGCTCTGGCAGCCTTTCCGGGGCTATTACAGTCACGTTTACGACCGGTGCCGCGCCTGAAGCGCCTGCTAGCGCAATTAGCGGTTCGGTTGAGGTAAGTTTCACCGCCTCGGGCACGTTGACAGCCACAAGCGAAACGCAAAACCTGCACGGCAGGCCCATTCGCAGACGCGGCAAGGTTGTTCGGTTCTTTGACGAGATCGACGCACCTGCGGAAATACTGCCTCCCGTTCCAACTGAGCGCAAAGAGGCACTGGTTGAATACGGCGATTTGCTGGCGCAGGTTCGGGAACTTACCGCGCTATTTGAGGCAGGTCAGCGCAAGCGGCAGAGTGAAGCCAAGCAGGCGGCATTGCAGGCCAAGATTGACGCCCTGGCTGAACGAATTGCCCAACTGGCAAAGGTTGAACAGAACTGGATTAACAGGCTAAGGGAAGAGGATGAACTATTCCTCCTTGCAGCCTGACCTTTCATGGCCCCGGATTGAAGAGGCCACAGTGATTGAGGATGGTAAGGCTGTCGGCATTCTCCTAAGGGAGTTTGACGGAACGATCAGCGCCATTCGTATCGGCATTGAACAGCTTGCCGATTAAGTTTCAACGTCGAGAGGACGTAGAAAAGTCGCCGCCGGGCTATTATCGGGCGTTTGGGTGCCGCCAACCTTAAAGGGCGTTAGGGTAACAACATGACTGAAGGAACTTCGCTTAACGACATTCTATCGGACGAGCCTGAAATTGCCGAACCAGTTGCGGAAGTGGTCGAAAGCCCGCCCCGCGATGAAAGCGGACGATTTGCCAGCAAGACGGGCGTTGATCTGGAACCCGAAGGGGAACCGGAAGCGGTGCCGCCGACCGCGCTGCCAAAGGAAGAATACAAGGCCATTCGGGAAGAGCGGGAAAAGCGCCAGGCTCTTGAGCGTGAACTTGAAGCCCTGAAAACACAAATTCAACCGCAGGAACCGCCTGCACCGCCGCCTTCGCTTTGGGAGGATGAGGACGCAGCGCGGACATACGACAGACAGATTGTTCTGCAACAGGCTGACCAGCTTTCGAGGATCAACGCTTCGGAAATGGCAGCCCGCGCACAGCATCCTGACTTTCAGGAAATGTTTGACGCATTCAACCAGCTGGCGGTCGAAGACCCGTCAGTTGTGCGACAGGCGATGGCTGACCCCCACCCTTGGGGCGCAGCTTACAAGATCATCAAGAACCGTAAGGCCATGCAAGAGCTTGGCGCTGTTGATGTGAACGACCTGCGGGAAAAGCTGAAGGCAGAAGTGCTTGCGGAATTGCAGCAGGGCAGCAGCCCTGTTACACCGCAAACGCTGCCTCCATCCCTTTCCGGGGAAAGGTCAGTAGCGCCGCGAGGTGGTCCGCAATGGACTGGCCCGCGTCCGCTTGAAGACCTGCTCCGGTAACTAGCTTGCTTCGTCGTGAGACGCGGCTTTCCCAATACGCAGCCTAGCTGCAATAGATGGATTATTTACCATGACTGACACTACCCCGGCCACTGGCCTTGTCGTTCAACAGTGGGAAGATAAGTTCTTCTCCGAATACCTCCACGATGGCGGCTTCAAGTCGCTGATGGGGACCAACGAAAACGCGGTTATCCAGGTCAAGGAAGACCTGACCAAGAAGCCTGGTGACTCGATCGTCATCGCTCTTGTGAACCGCCTCACCAATGCCGCAGTAACCGGCACTTCGACGCTGGAAGGCAACGAAGAAGACATGGCTTCGCGCTCGATGCGGATTTATGTCGATAAGCGCCGTAACGCTGTTCGCATTGCTGAAATGAGCGAGCAGAAGTCGGCTATCCCGCTTCGCAACGCGGCCCGCGCCACGCTGCTGGATTGGGCAATGGAAGACACCCGCGACCTTATCATTGAGGCGCTGGGTTCTGTGAACGGCACCAAGTTTGTTGATCGCACCGCCGCGATTGGTGACGCTTGGTTGGTCGATAACCTTGACCGCGTTTACTTCGGCGCAGGCGTAGGTTCTGGCACCGACTTGTCGGCTGACCTTGCTCAGCTTGATACAACCAACGACATCTTCAACACGGCTGCGCTGGACGGAATGATCCTGAAGGCAAAGACCTGCAACCCCAAGATTCGCCCGATGCGCGATGGCGGGAACGGAAAGCGCTACTATGTGGCGTTTGCTAACCCCCATGCATTCAAGAATCTGCGGGACAGCATCGACACCGAGGTTCTGGCGAACACCGTGGTCGAAATGCAGGCTTCCAAGCTGTTCGAAGGCGGGGACATTATGTGGAACGGCTGTATTGTCAAAGAGACCGACAATATCCCGATCTACGAAAACCTCGGCAACGGCGGCACGGTTGAAGTAACCCCGGTTTACCTGTGCGGTGCGCAGGCTCTTGCGGTTGCTTATGCCAAGCGTTGGAAGACCGTCACCGAAGAGTTCGACTACGGCGACAAGTATGGCGTCGCGGTTGATGGTATCTACGGCGTTCGCAAGATCATTTTCGGCAGCGGCGCTGCTGATACCGACGATCTGAAGGACAACGGCGTTGTGACTGGCTACTTTGCCACCACGGGCCTGCCAACTATCCTGACTGCGGTTGCAGCCGAGAACTAAGACCTAGGGGCTGGCCTTCGGGCTGGCCCCGTTTTTTGGGAGGCGGCGGATGTTGTTTCGTTTTAAAGGTGATTACACAGGCAAGCGCACTTCGATTACGCTTTTCGGCGTGACTTTCGAGGGGCGTGAACCTGCGGACGTTACCGATGCAGACGGTATTCGCCGCCTTTCCAACCATCCTGAGTTTGAGAAGGTGACAAAAGCTGTCACCCCTGAAACGCGCGAAGAGTGGGCAGATCGTTTTGAGAAAGAGGAAAAGGCCATAGTTGCCGAATCCATCGGAACGCCATTCAAGAAGCGCGGTCGCCCTAGGAAGGATGGCTAATGGCTTATACGTGGCCCCCCAAGGCTCCTGGCGCTATCCGCGCATACGACTGGACGCCCAAAGCCGACACCCCGCTAGATAGCGTTTCCATCGCTGTCACAAGCGGCACGGTAACGGCAACCAGCGATGTCTATGGGGACACCGCGACAATCACCGTCACGGGTGGCGCTGACGGGGTTGAACAAACCCTGACGCTGACCGCTACGGCTGGCGATGAAACCTTTGTTGAGACGGTTTATATCTCGATTGAGGCCAGCACGAACCGCCTTGCCAACACCGTGCGGGATGTTTGCCTGTTTGCCCTGCGTAAGGTCAGCGGCATTGCAGAGGAGCCGGAAGCCGACGAACTGGCTGACGCGATTGAACGCTTGAACGATATGGTTGCAGGCTACCGGGTTACGGGGGCCGATATGGGGCTTTCACTGCCGTTGGTGGAAGCCGATGTGCTGAAGGTGCCAGACCACGCCTACAGGGCTTTGAAACTGAACCTGCGCAACGAACTGCACGAGTTCTATGGTGAGCCTCTAACGCAAACGATGGTTATGGACGCCCGCAACGCCCTTGCTGTGGTCAAGAATGCGAACTTGACCCACCGCGCGCCGGAATATTTCTAATGCGTATGCAGTTCGGGCTATCGGCATTCACGCGGTCGCGCGGTGATCTGCCTGAACTGCCCGTGGTCAATATGTTCGCTGAGCAGGCTCCTACGGAAGAAGGCGGCGTTGTCCTACAGTCACGCCCCGGCTTGGTCGATAGGGCCGCTGACATGGGCGCAGGGCCAGTTCAGGCGCTGTTTAAGGCTGACGGTGTTCTAGACGGCGCGCTTTACGGTATGTCGGGATCGAACCTTTACCGCGAAACCGTTTCGCTGGGGGCCTTGGATGGTTCGGGCTTTGCTTCAATGGCGGGCTATGAGGATTATCTGTTCGCCAATAAGGGCGGCTCGGTATGGTCCTATGATGGGGCAACCCTTGCTGCCATTGCGTTCCCTGACGGCGCGAACGTCAAAAAGATTCTAGTCGGCGCTTCACGGCTGATCTGCCTGCGCTCCGATACACAGACTTTCTACTGGTCAACGGCCCTAGCAACTACGGTTGGCGCGCTGGATTTTGCAGC